CGAAACCGAGGTCTGCACCGCCCAGTTCCTGGCTGTAAGTCACTTGATCGGCGACCGCGGCATCCTTGCCGTCGAGTACTACCCGTGCCTTGATGCGCTTGCCGAACGAGGCGAACTCACTGGCCACCGCTTTGGTGCCGGTGAAGCCCGGCGCACCGATGATCGTCAGATCTTCCGGTACACCGCCAAGTGCGGCCAGACCCAGTTTGCGACCGGTCAGAGGCTCAACACCGCCGATGACATTATTCAGCGTGTCGGCCGGGGTCGCGCCCTCCTCGACGATGACCACGTAGACTGGCACCTTGACCACTTTCAGGATCTGGAACACTGCGTGGAACAGCGTGCCCGACTCGGTGCCGGTCGGATCCAGCAGCGCCTGGGTGGTGAAGCTGTTGATGCGGAATGGCGCATTGCGCGGAATCAGCAGATCCGCGTTCGGCGCGGTGCCGACCAGACCGATGACGTTATCACCCAGGCCACCCATGGCCTCGGGAGATTCAGTGGCATTGACGGTAATGCCGTTGTGCTCGAAGTTCAAAACCTCAGCCATGGTTATTCAGCCTTCTTGGCGGCGGCCTTCAAGGCCTTGGTGGATGTAGAGGCCGATTCGGCGACCTCGGTTTTTTTCAGCTCCAGACGGCCGGCGCTGCGCAATGCGTTGGCTTCCACATCAAGCAGGTCGAGTTCTTGGCCGACGCTCGACCAGTGACCACCCCCGGTGGGGAATGGGAGGAGCACGGTGTAGGTTTGGCGTAGTGCCATTTGGGTTTCTCCAGATACGAAAAAGCCCCTTTTGAGGAAGGGGCTGTCGGGTGTTGTTTGGTGTTTGGCGGATAAGAAAACGCCCCGGCGGTGCGGGGCGTTTATTGGGTTTGCTCGGAGATCCAGGCGGGTTGTACCGGACGGAACTGCTCGACGGGAAACTCCTGCTGTTCCGGCCAATCGCGCAGCGCCTGCATGTAATCCAGCAACCCCGAAAATTGTTCTGACGTGATCGAGGACGGCCGACTCAGCACTTGCTCGTCTCGGTGCCGGTCACGAATCCATTGCACCCGCAGAATTTCCAAGTTGCGCCAGGCTCTCTCCGTCGCGGCCAGATCTTCGGGTGGCAGATCGATCAGGATCGGCAACCCGTCAGCATCATGACCGCGAACCTTGCCCGGCACCGGATTTGCCAATACAGCTTGATAGTGCTCCTCGGTAATGGGTTTAGCGTCCTCGGGTATTTGCGTGTGAAAGCCGTGGAGATAAATGCAACCTGTAGATTGGCTGTAGAAACGCTTCATGCTCACACTCCAAATGCCCATGCACGGGAAGGCGCGGTAATTGCCCCCCAGTTGTATAAGTTGACACCCGTGGTTGAAACGGCACCCGGCACGATATTTCCCGCCGAAGTGTTAGAGGAGCTCCCAACAGGACAAGCCCCCCCAAAGAGACACGCGGTTCGGAAAGCAATAGGCCAGGCAACAGACCCTGATGCACCCGCTGGAATATTACCGACAGTGGTCCACTGGATAATGAAGCTGAACATCCACGTCGGGAAAATGATGTAGCCGTTAGCGTTAAGACTGGCTGTAATCCCCCAACGCATTTTTTTAGGCGTGATAAAGGTAGTGTCATCGGCCCCGGCATCCGCCTGATTCTGCGTAGCGACCTTGGATGTACCCTGATGGGTTTCAGTAGCGGGAGCAGCCAGCGCGGCGATATCAATGTTTCCCTGATTGATCGGCGCGTTCCAGGCCTTGATGTACCACATCACCGCTAAGTTTCGTGGCCGAGCTGCACCAGTCGCTGAGGCCGCAGCCTGAGATGCCTCAGCCGTCGAGTTAACTATGTTAATCCCTGGATATTGAGCGATATCAATTGCATCAAGCCCTAGATCCGAGCGAGCCGTAGCGTCACTCCCTGTCGGATGTAGCCCCGTAAGAGCTAATGTAGCCACCGTAGGATCGAAAGCGGTCAGAGAGCCCTTCTGCCAACTACCTAGCGTGCGCCCAGCGTCGACACCTCGCCCATGATCCCAGCCACGCAGGAACTCGCCGCGCGATTCAGGCAGACGGAAATTACCAGCGCCTTCGCCGCCCGTGTTGAACGTAGTCCCCAGGTAGGCGGCGAGGTCCGGATAGACCGCAATGCTCTTCACACTGCCATCAACTTCAAGAAACCCCGGCGGGTTCTTATCTAAAGGAAACGGCACCATCGCACCGACCGGCAGCGCCGAAGCCTCGGCAATCATCGCCTCGATTTGCGCCTTGGTGTACGAGTCCTTGATACCGAACCCGGCCAGCGTTTCAGGATTCGAACCGCCGGTTGCCCGACCGTACTTATCCACAGTCAGACTCTTATAAGTCCCCGGCTGAATCCCCGTCCGCCCCGCCAACATCTCAAACGTCAGCGCCGTCGTGCCCAGGGTGATCGACCCGTTGGTGGTCAGGTGCCACAGCGAATCACCATTCACCGCGCCCTCTTCGACCATGACGGTCAGGCCCGGCGTAATTTTCGCACTGGTATTGGCATCGCTCGCCCGTACCCAGCCGCCGTTGGCAACCACCCACAGCCCGTTGTCCTTGGCCAGCGTCTGGTTCGGCAACAACACCCGATCCCCCGCCACCGCCGCGACACCGTCGATCTGCTGAGCACCGTTCAACACCACGTTAGCGTTGGCGGCTACCCGCACCGATTGCTTGCCGTCGAGTTTGCCGAGTTCTTCGGCGAGGTAACTCATCACCCAGGCGCGCGTTGCCTTGACCACGGTGTCGTCAATCAACAACGTCACCAACGCCGCATTGCTGGTCTCGAAAATAGAACGAATGTAGAACTCTTTCCCCGACCCCGACGTCGCCAACACCGGTTTGAACGACTCCGGATACTTGACGATGGCATACAGAATGCCGGTATCGGTCCACAGCCCAGCCTCACGTACATACCAGCCACCGACGTCAGGCGGGATAGTCACTTCGGCCAGCAACCAGCTCGGGTTTTTCTCATCCTGGAAAAGAGCATTAAGTGGCCCACGCCACACTTCGCGTTTCAGTGCGGTGGCCGTGGCGGCTGGGTTATAAACCGCGCCGCCGCCGTCACCGACGGAAATCTGCGATAGCTTGATCGGTACGCCCGCCGCCTTGCAGGCGGTTTCGTAAGCGATCCCCGCATTGGTGAGCAGGGTGTAATAGTCGGCCATTTAGGACCCCTGTGGATAAATAGTGGAGGTTTCGACGGTGTAGAGCCCGGCAGTCATGAAGGCCTGACCCGAGGCTTCCAGCCCTTCGATGACAATCGGATAAACCGTGGTCAGCTCACCGCACACGGTGGCTGCGCCGATGACGTGAGTGCCGAATGCGCTCAAGCCTACCGAGACCGACAAGATGTCCCGTTCGCTTTTGGCATCGGCCAGGCGACGGTCAAGACGGATGTCGATCTCTTCGCTGTAAGGCTGTTCGGTAAAGGCCCTGACGGAAAAACTGTATGGCTGGCCTGGCGGCGTTTGCTCATACCAGGCGCGCACCTCAGGTATCAATTGCAAACCTTTGGCTGCGCTCTCCAGCGCCTTTCGCGTCCCGGCCTGCCGTGCAGTGGGCCAGGCGAGCTCTACTGTCAAACGTTTTTCAGACTCGGCCGACTCGGAGCTCCATTCGCTAACCCCGCGATCCGCCGCCAGATACGGCAAGAACGCCAAGGGCGTTGCAGTCGGGTTCATCAGCTCGGGGAACGGCGGCGCGATGCGATCGAGCAACGTGCCGAAACCGAGATCGAGGGCCTTTTCCAAGGGTGAGCTGTTGACTGGCAGCAGGCTCGTGCGAGACGTTTGTTCACTCATAACGTGCCCACCTCCACCTCGACGCCCGTGCAATACGGGGCCTCAAAGGCCGTCGTCACTATCGGCGCCACCGGCTCAAGGATTTGCAACTGAACCGCACCAGCACTGTGCAACGTGTAGTCGATCCAGCTCGGGTCCACACGCCCTTCCAGTCGGTGACAAGAATCGGCATACGCCTGCAACTGCTGTTGCGCGGCAACCTTGGTCAGCCCCGAGTCGGGACCGGCGTTGATCTTGGCCACGACCCGGATTTTGTAGGTTTTGATGCGCGCGCCCTGCACCGTGACCAGGTCCGTTTCGGGTCGTACATCAGGCCGGGCGAAATGCTGGCGAACACCCTCTAGCAGCGCTTCGGATGGTGTGCCATCGCCCTCCCGGGAAAGCACCGTGACCGTGACTTCGCCGGGCGCGGTGCGGCGACCGTTACCGTCCTTGACCTGCGCTGCATAGCCGTCCGGGTCGAAGGTGTAAGTGACCGTCACCACACCCGCCGCCGCGGTTTCCACCTTCACGGCAGGCCGCTCGCCAAGGGTGAAGATCTCACGCCGATACTGCATGCGAGAGCCAGCCGCCGGGGCATGCGGCGCCAGGTAATA